GAGCATAATGAAATCCATCTATTTATAGTACCATTAACTATATTTAGTTTTTTGGCTATATATGAAACAGAATGTTCTTTGAGACATTCTTGAAGTAATTCATATGTCATGTGTTATAATCTGGTTGTATCTTTAATTATAATTTTTATGTATAGTTATGATAAGATGATACTTGCGTTACTTCTCATTATCATAAACATTGTCATATTCATCAATGTGAAAGAACCAGAAAAATTAACAGAGGTTCGTAAAAAATACAGGACACTCAGGGAACATTTGAAAGATACCAATAATGAGGAATTCAAGATGTTATACAAGGAAATTCCAATTACCGCGTATCAACGAATGAATGGGGCTATAGGATATAACGTAAACAAAGGGGGTAGTATTGGATTATGTATAGATGGGGAACCCAATGAGATATTTCATGTATTATTACACGAACTTGCACATTGTACTGTCAATGAATATTCTCATAGTAAAGAATTTTGGGATAAATTTGATAAACTTAGAACAATGTGCGTTTCAATTGGGGTATACCAGGAAATACCACAGAGAACTGAATTTTGTGGTAAGCATATTCAGGATAAATAATCTATGTTATTAATAAATGCAATCCTTAGGTGATTTGTTAAAAGCATACATTTTGTTAAATACTTTACTTGCAACTTCGAGTGCACCCCTACTTATGAACGATAAATGGATAAATATGGTCCTTATAATGGTTATTATACCAGTAATGATGAGTATGTTACCACGCGGTGGTAACTTATTTGGTCGTTTAGCGATAGATGCTCCATTTTTAATGATGGCATCTTTAATCGGTTTGGGTAGCGTCGCGGGTTTGGCGAAAATAAATAGACGTGTTGAAACAGATTTTAAAAATTATGGTAAAACCACGAAAAGTACAGGAACTGTCGTAGGACTTCGCGCAGTAGGATTACTGTTAGGTTTTCTTATTTCTTATTTCTTATTTGGTAAAAAAATGTATAAACATTACAATACCATTTAAGCATATCGTCTAGCAATGTAAAATGCAAGAGCAGCGACTGCACCAGTCGAGGCTAATCCAACTGCACTTCGGTTCCCATGATCGTTCAAAAACGATGGAACGAAATTTGCAAGTTTTTCCTGTACAGGCTTACTAATTGCTATCGCAGCACACACCGCAACAATGAGTGCTTCGAACTGGTCGTCAGTAAGGTTGAATGGATTTTTAGTTTCTTGTTTTTTGTCTGTAGCCTGTTGAACTACTGGTTGTTGTGCCGCCATCATTGGGGCTTGCATTTGCATTTGCGTCATTCTTGGATCGACACCCCCCATTGGTGGTTCGAGTGGTTCTTCGGCTTGACCCATTATATCGGAAATTGAAGTAGAGTCCATTGTCTGTTTATTTTCACTCACATTTTTTTCTTGCGTAATATTCGGCACAAAATTTGTACTTTTATGTGCGTTTAAATCTACCATACCATCGTTATTATCAGAAAGGTTCAATGTTCTAACGTCTGTTGCCATTTATATCTGTATATGTTTTTCATTTTAAATTATTGCGCATCATCCTGAAGTGTGTATGTCGGATATAAATACCCAAACGTCTGCACTATTCGAGGTAAATCTCTCGTCTTTTCTGGATCAGACATATCATTTTCTAAATGAATTGTCTGTTTATCATGACATACATCGACCAGTATACGATACCCACTACCTTCACCTGTAACTAATTCATCTTTGGGAAACCTTGTGGTAACTTTAACCATTTCATCACGAAATGGTACATACTGAGGTAATAACGGTGGCTCTGGTAATATACGTAAAGCTGTACCTAATCTTCTGGCAAAAATTCGAATCATTTCTTTTTTGTAACTTTAAATGGAGTATTCTTTTTAACTAAATTTGGGTTACCTGCTTTAATGTTTCCATGTTTTGGATTGAACATTTTCTTATGTGTTTGCCAATACTGGGGGGCGCCCACTTTAAAGTTTTTCCTAAGTTTTGCTTTATACCAAAACACACAATCTTCTATTCTATTACTCTTAGATGTGTTATCCAATACCAGACATTCATAGTTTTCCGTACACGAATCCATTACTTTATTAAACATCTCAAAATTCGGAAAAATACCAAAAAAGTTTTTAAATAACTTTTCTCTATTTTGGATAATGTTTTCACGTAAAATAAATACGTAATCAATATTTGCCCTGAGTGCAGGAGGTAAATCCATACAATACTGCATCGTTAACATGAAAAATATCTTCCAATGTCGACCATTCATGAAACACTGACGTATACACGTATCTTTCATAAACTTTGAATCGTACATGCAATCATCTAAAAGTAGAAAAGCCCCACAATTTTGCTTTCCTGCACCAACTAACTTTCTCTGTCTATCCATAACACGTTCAATTGCTTCTCTATCATAATCACCATAAATGAACAGGTCTGGTATATATTGTTGATAATAATGATTACCTTCTTCTGTTGCTGATAAAACGATACCCGCTGGTAAATGTTTTTTATGATACAAAATATCAGTAACAAGTGTTGATTTACCCGTATTACGTTTACCGATAAAAACACATACTTTATCGTCTGCCATATTTTCAGGTTTGAATTTTCGTAACTGAAGATTCATCTGTATTATCGTGCCGTTTTATTTCATAAAATTTTACTCACATAAAGTAATAATGGCTGGACGTCTAAATCTTGCTACCACGGGTATCCAGGACCAGTGGTTTACTGGAGAACCCGAATTTTCGTATTTCCTGATGAATTTTAGGAGACACACTAAGTTTTCGGTTGAAGCTATAGAAACACCGTTTGATGGTGATATAGATTATGATACAATTATAGAATGTCGTATACCTCAAAATAAAGGAGATCTCATACGAAGTATGATGCTTAAACTTACGTTACCAGACCCCACGGGTACTGAAGATAGTGGATATGAAATAAGATACCGAAAATCTATAGGAGCTCAAATCATAAAATATGCAGACCTTGTCATTGGTGGTCAGGTAATTGAACGCTTAACTGGTGATTATATATACATGTATGATCAAATACATAATAATAAAGATGATATAGACCAAACACTTTATTTTTTAACCGGGCACGATGATTATATACACGTGCACGCTGATTGGGATTATAACATACTTTTACCTTTTTACTTTTTTAGACATCCAAGTTTGGCTATACCTGTATGTGCTTTAACAAAACAACTCGTAGAAATACGTATACAATTTAAAAAGTTAGAAGATGTTACTCTACAATATAATACAGCCACGGATATAATAGACCCACCCGCGGACGTTTCTTCATCAATTAAAGAAGTTTCACTTGTTACAGATTTCTATTTCGTTACGGAAGACGAAAGAAATTTTTTATTAACTCGTCCAATTGAATATGTTATTACACAACTACAATTGTCTCAATTTAAATTCAAAGCAGGTGAAACTAAAAAATCTGGTATGCTTAATTTCAAAAACCCCATAAAGGAAATGTTTTTCATAGCTGAGAGTGAAGACGTTTATAAACTTTGTCCTATAAAACATGTTACTATGAAATTTAATAATAATACAATCATTGATGCCGATAATTTAATGTTAAGTTACGAACAACCTTTAAAATATTATACGGGTGTTACCGGGAATAATTTCGGAGTTTATAGTTTTTCTATGAAACCAGAAACGTATTATCCTACAGGGCAGGTAAATATGAGTAGAATATCACATAACTTATTAGAACTTGAACTCGAATCACCGGATGTAAATTTTGCACACGATGTAAGTATATATGCTGTAAACTATAACGTTTTACGAATAAATAGTGGTTTAGCAGGTTTAAAATTTTAGTGAGTTATACTAGTAATGGCTGGTCGTGTTCAGTTACAGACATCAGGTCCACAGGACGCTTTCTTTACGAACAACCCCGAATATACATATTTTATAAAAAATTTTCAAAAGCATACAAACTTTGCACCATTCTTTGTTGATTTAGACGCAGAAGGAGAAGTTGAATTTGGAAATACTATACGATGTACTATACCCCAAAATCAAGGTGATCTTCTTAAAACTGTAAGTTTAAAATTTGAATTAGATGCCATCACACAATTGTCGGGTGGTCCTTATTCCGGAACAGGATATGTTGAATCCATTGGGCATGCTATGATTGATTATATAGAACTTCTTATTGGTGGTCAGGTTATTCAACGTATCCCAAGGGATTTCTTAGCTATTTATTCGGATAATTATATAACACAAACAAAACAACATAATTTATCTAAACTCGTTGGTAAACCACCATTGGAACTTTCAGGGACACAAGTAAAAGATTTAAGTATACTTGGATATCTTGGTAATGCAACTTCATCTAAAAAGTATTTTGTCGATATACCCTTTTATTTTTACAATAACCCCGAACTCGCTATACCGGTATGTGCTATAACAGGACAAGAAATTGAAATTGTTATTAAATTGAGAAACGTACAGGATTGTATATACAATAAATACGATAATATACATCCAGTTTACCCAAATACAAACCAGAAACCAACGGGACTCATTAAAAATTTAAAAATAACAACCGAAATGGTATCCCTAAATGAAGAAGAAAGACAGAAACTATTAAGTGAGAAAACGGATTATATTATTACACAGGTTCAGGAAAGTCCAACAGCGGAAATAGATTCAGGTGTTACTGATATTAAACATAAACTCGAGTTCAAAAACCCAATAAAGGAATTGTTCTTTCTAATTCAGACAGAAAATCCAAAAGAACCCGGTTTTATAGGTGGTCAAACTAACTTAGTATCTGCATTTGATTATGATTTAAATTACGAAATATATTCGGCTAAATCTGAATATATAAACTACGAACATTTACGGTATCTCGAACTTACACTTGATGATACAGTAGTTTTAAATGAAACTACAGGTAAAATTATAAACTTGCGCGCCGTTCAAAGTGGAATACATCATTCTAGAACGCAATTATTCAGACGATACTATTCATATAGTTTTGCATTAGAACCTGAAAGATGGTATCCAACAGGGCAAAGAAACTTTAGTTTAGTTAAAGATCAATATTTAAAATTAAGTTTGAATCCATATAACAATGGTAAAAGGGAACTTAGAGTTTTGGGTCTAAGTTATAATATACTCCGTATAGAAAACGGTATTGCTAAAACACTGTTTAATCTATAATGAATCTACAAGAAAAAGACGCTACTGCACAATTAATAGAGCAAGTTCAGAACTCTGCTATTAATATTATACAACCTATTCTCGAACGTTCAATGGTTCTTGCTGCGGAATATGCAAAGGCGTGTGGACGTGATATTGTCCTTGGTGAAGATATGGAATATGCTATGAAATATTGCGCCATGAACGAAGTTGGTAAAAAATTGGGTTCACATTTTCCTGAAATATATGAAGAATCGTCAGATGAAGAAGATGATGCAATTATAATAGAAGAAGATGAATTTATACCGTTTACAAGATATTCAGGCAGGGAATATAAATTCGTTAAAATGAATATGGCATATGATAATTGGAGTACATGGGAACCCACGAATCCGTCAGAAGTTATGTTAAAAAATGCTATCGATAGTAATGAACATATCTGAGTCTGAATGTGAACCCGAAGGATGGACGAATACATCACCCGGGTATTTTAAAATACGTAACGAACAATGTTCCGATTCTGATTCTGATACAGATTCAGAATCCGGAACGGAAACATCTATATCAGGTACAGATTCAGAAATAGATCCAGCGGAAGTGGGTAAAATGTTAAAAGGGTATATGAAACCGAGATATTATAAAAAAATTTTAATAGAAGAGGAACTGCTCCCAGATTAAAATCTCAGGATAAAGTATAAAAAAATGTCCGCTGTCGCCGCTGAAACTGTCACTCTCGTTACTAGAGAACTCGAATCCCAATCCCTCAACGCCATTGTTGCTGGCTTTTCCTTCGCCGCCGCCCTTTCTTGGATGGACTTGGTTAGATGGATTGTCAACCAAGTCGTCAAGGTTAACAAGAACGGTGGTATGAACTACACTCTCACTGCCCTCTTGACAACACTCTTGTCTATTGTTGTCTACGTTGGCATCTCTCGTGTCTCCTCGAAGGTCACGAAGCCATCCCAACCAGTCTTCGCGGTTACTCGTTAAGTCTCGGTTTACGCATAACCAGTAATAAAAATAAACCGGTTGCAACTACTAAAAATATAGATATAAATGCATCCCATCTACGCGGATCCTCTAATTCGGGGATACTCATAGGTGGTGGAAGAGAAAAGTCTCGTTCCACTTTAGCTACATTTTCCAGTTTATCAGTAGAACACGTTACTGCAAGTTTTAGTATATGATTCGCGTTTCTAAAATCGTATGGTATTAAACGGTTATTACTACTATAGTAAAACTGAACACGTAAACTCGATATTGTTTTTTGTGATCCAGAATCAAAATTATGTTCCACTGCATCATCAACACCCGAATAATTAATCACATCACCACAGAAAAGTATACGACCCGTATAAAATGGTGTTTCCGAAAACACAGTTTTGTTAAATTCATCTGAACCACTACTTAATTTAACAATAATTGCATCAGCACCTTGTAAATTAAGACTACCCGTTTCTAATGTATTACCCGTAGAAGCAACATTACTTGCAGGTAATCCTAATATATCATGTGGTGTTGTATATCCAGATGTACCAGATGCATAACCATTTTTACCACCATAAAATTCAAATGTAAATGGAGCACTACCAGTGAATGTTATAGCATTAGTCTCTTTTTCAAATGATGCGGATGTTATATCAGCTGAAGCAGTAACAACAGCCTGTGCTAAATCTTTACCGCTATAGTTTCCTATAGGTATAGTGATAGTTGTTCCGTTTATATCAAATTGATTGTTCCTGGAGTTTATCAAGTATTGACTATTATGTATACGTGCTGATATAAGTGATATCTTTGTAACGTCATAAATTGGATTTTTAAGTTGTACAACATAATCAGAAGGATCTGGGTACAAAATGGGTTCGCGTTCACCACTATCTATATCTAGGGTATGTACCTTCATTAAAATAACGGGCTATTATTTTAATGAGTGTATTTCTCGTTTTTATATAATTAATTACGAAAGACTATGAACCAATGGGTTACCCGCAAGTTGTCTTCTAGCTGTGTCTAAACTCATATTAGAAGCATTTGGATTTTCGTGACCTTTATAAGCGTTAAATTTGTGATAATCGTTGTTTTTGTATTGTTGCGTCCACGCCCCGTTTGCGGCATTTACTCTTCCATCAATTCTCGTTGTATCGGAACGAACACTTGTAACCATACCACCTTGGTTAAGTGCATCTGCTCGAACATTCATTCTACCTGGACCCGCTGCACGGCCAGCCTTACCACGACGATCATCTGGTCTAAAACCATATTTAGTAAGGTCTTCTGCTGTATGCATGGAACCATATGTTCTCTTTTCACCAATTTTGATAGCTGGTGCATTCAAATAACCACCTACAAAACTAGCTATACCTGGTGCTGGCTGATTACTGTATTGATAATGTTCGATGTTACCATCCTTTTTATTACGTGTTGGTTCTTGTGCGCGTGTAAGTGCAGATACCGTTCTCTTTGCAGTTGCAAAACCCAAAGTATCCGTTCTCGAACCCGTTTCGGATCTATTGGTTGTTCTCTTGGTACGTTCATGCTCTGCTCTTGGTGTTCTACCAGACATACCTTGAGCACGACCTCCAGATGGTGGAAGACGTTCTGGAAGAAACGCCGTCTTTTCTGGTCTATTTTGCGAAACCTTCCCGACGACACCTCGTCTACCACCTTTCGAATCAAATGCTGGTCCAGACCTACCTGGTAAAGTTGTTAAACGATACGCACCAACATTTTCTGGGTTAACACGAAATAATTGTTGGTTCCCTCCAAAAGCGGGTACTTCTGGTCCAACGCCCAAACCTGGGCCAACGAGTTGTTTTTCAACTGGGGAAAGGTTATTCATTCTCCCTGCATCATACATGCGGTTTCTCATCTCTAAAACCTCCCCACCAGACGTTCTTTGTTGTCGTGAAATATCGGCAAATGAACCAATTTCTTCTTTATTTTGGTACGTTGGTTCTTCGAGTGGTGATAAAGGACCTAAATACCCGGGTGGTGCAGTGACATCTATATCGGAAAATTCCGAAACGATTTCCTGTTCTTCTATAGGATTACCTTCTACTGAATATTTTTCTTCTGATTGACTTAACTTTCGTCCGGCATAAACTAGGCCGGCTATAGCCATTATAGAGATAGGGTCAGCCATTCTTATTTCTTAGCGAGATTTTTATTGAGGTATCTTTGCTGAAATAAACCATTTTGTGTATCAGCACGTGTACTTGTTGCATCGTAAGTTTGTGTTTGAAGTGGCAATTTGCACTCAACATTTTGGAGTGGGTGAAAATTTCTTTCGTATGTTTTCGCTAAAACTTTATTAAAACGAGATGTGGATTGTGGTCTGAGTTCGTCAGATGTATTGATATATTCTGCTGGTGATCCTTTACCGGCCATGTATGGAGCAGTCCCATATAACATAGTATTTGGACGACTTGAAACATAGTTAAGAGTACTGGGCTGGGGATACACTAAGACTTCTTCAGATGCACATACGGATGGAACCGCGTGATCTTGAACAACTTTCATTCCTGGTTGGAGTTGATACGCCATTTATTATAACAAGAGATTTTGTTTATGGAAATCGAGTATCTACTACTTTATTATTAAATCATTTAAAATTACGAAGTATGTCCGGCAGCTAATCCCGAACCTCTGTGCATACCACTTCTTTTATCACCGTTTGGATCAAGTCCTGCAAATGCTTCGAGTTGAACCCCTCTCGCGTCTGGATTACACATTGTCTGGTCTTGACGACACGTACCAACATTTCTACTACCATGAATAAATTCATAATAAGGTGTATCACCCAAAGATGTATCTGGCATACTTACAAATTGTCTAGATAACCCATTTCTTTGATATTCGGGCATAGATGAACGCGAACGACCTGGACCGTATTTAATGTCACCTGTGAGGAAATTGTTTACTGGTGCCTTTACAGTTGGGTAATGGCATGATTGTGGTCTATCTGGTCTGTCTGTATAATCCGACATAAGCACATTTCCCATGGGATTATCCTTTGTTGGCATAGAACATGGTTTACCTTCGTTATTATACACGTGTGTTGGTCTTGCAACACCTTCTTTAACCATATCAGACTTTTCCATTATATAAAGAACGCCGAGTACGGTTGCACCTAAAACGAAAATGCGTGGATCACGCCTTATAAGATATATTATACACGTTGCATAAATGATAAAACGAGCAGTTGCGTTAACACGCTCTGCTGAAGATTGTGTTTTTGATGGCCAAAATTCATGAACTTTGTCTACACGAACCAATTGTTTTGGATCTTCAAACCAAGATGTCATTTATATATAGTGAGTTTATTTTTTCATCATGCCACCCAACATACCCTGCATAGTTTGCATCAAAGCAGCTTCATCAAGTTCAGTTCCATCTTCACCCATTTTATCGGCACATTGTTTTGCAACAGTTTCGATCATGGAAAGTGTTTCTTCTGGGATGGAGCTTATAGTGGTTCCGAGCATGTATAAGGTCTGAACATATTGCCAAATTGCATTTTTTGTATTTTCGGAAGCAGAACCCCAATGTTTTTCAAGATCCACACCTTTCATAAAATCCAAATTCTTAGATTCATTAAGGAAAAATGTTTCGTCTTTAGCTGAAATTTTTTCAGCGTATGGCGTAACACCGTTCATAAACCCATCGACAACTAATCTTGGGTTAGCCTCTTTCATTAAGTCGAAAGCGGATAAACACTTTTTCAAGCCTTTTTCTTCTGGAAATGTCTTGTGTAATTCCACAAGAAATTGACCCATCATATCATTGAATGCAGTCACGGAAGCCATTTTTATATAGTAATGACGTATATTATCTTTAAGTTATAAAATTAAAATGGTTCTGTTGATATGGTCTCTTTCTTACCTAATCCGTTAGTAACGATAAAAAATACTAAAATTGCTGTAAGTGTTGCTGGTTTTGTGTATGCACTTACTGGAAGCTTACCTTCATTATTGATTTTTGCTTTGAAATGTATATATCCAGCAGTTATCATACCGGCAATTATACCGGCCCATGCTGGGTCTCTTAAATAGTCTTCAAACTCCATTTAATAATACCCAACTTTTTTTGCACGGGTTTCGGATGCGTCTGGAAAAAGTACACCTTCATCTTCTGGGTGTCCCGCCTGTGGTTGTTGTGGTTGTTGCATTTGAGAACCCGCCTTTGTATTTATAGTCTTGAATTCATTTTCAAATGGAGACATTCTTTCTGGTTCCATTTGTTGTTCCATTGGTTGTTCCATAGGTTGTTCCATAGGTTGTTCCATAGATTCTTCCATTGGGTGTTCTTCCATCGAATGTTCTTCCATAGTAGGTTCTCCTGCAGGTGTTTCAAATGGCTCCTCTGTTGTTTCTTCTTCATAACCATCGATAAGATCAGGGTCTTCCGAATCACCAACTTCAGCTTCACCAACGTCCAAATCTTGTCCCTCTTGTGTTTGAGACATATACGTTTGTAATATTTGTTGAACTGGTATAAGTTCTTTTACGGACGTTTCGATACACGCACAAAATCTCTCGTATAATTTGTCATTTCTCGCGTGTTCGTTCTGTGCTTCGTGGTAAATATATGGATCTAAATATAAATCCTTTGCTGCATTATTGTAACATGTCTGGATGAAAACTTCATTCGTTGGAAGTTTAAGAGAAATCTTCTTATTATCTTTATTTAATCGAACTGCAGACAAAATCTTAACGCAACTTACAAAAACAGCTGCTAATAAATCATTAAACCAAGCACATCTATTTGTTATATTATCTGTATGCGTTTTTGACAAAGCGTCACTCCAATTTGGAACTTCTTTTAAAAGTTTCTGGTACATTACAAGAACTTTTCTACCTTTTGAAAGTTTATAAGCTTCTTCATACATCGTTTCGAATGTTTCGATCATAACAGGGCACATAAGTAAACATAATTGACCTATATATTCACGTTTAGCCTCTACTAATATATTAAGTGGGTCGCTCATGTTTGTATTATAATTACATTATTAAACTTTAAACTCTCACGCATGTCTCCTGTATTTATTTGCAGCCTTTTTAAGATTTATAAGTGTAGGGAATTCTTCTGGGTCGTCTGGTTCATTATTTGAATCATTTTTATTAGATTTTTTAATTGGTCTCCATGAAATACACAATTCAAACTCTCCTATAACCTGAACTGTAAACCCACCTATTTCGAACTGACGTTTTATATATTGTAACGCCTTCATCCTGTTAAAATGAGGATATCCCATAACAAAAGAAGGTATTTGACAGAATAGGTACTTATGACCCAATTCAACTGACTGTCTTATCTTCTTTGAAATTTGTTCGTATATTTTGGTATATGTTTCCTTTTTCAAGTGATTTCTTTTTTCAGCTATACGTGTTATTTCATCGATACTGATCATTATGATGTGTTAAGAACTTTTAATTTGTAATTTTACATGTTTGGAGGGTATACTATTCTATCCTTAATAGCACCTTGTTCTGGTTTTATAACTGGAACTGGGTTAGTTGGATCAATAGGAGCGTCAACTGATGGTTTTCCATACATGGTTTGTGGATCTAATATAGTTTTTTCTACGAGTTGTGTATGCTTGATTTTATCAATTTCACTTTGTCTTACATTCGTATAATCTTCAAACTCTTTACCCTTTATAGATTTTTGGTAAATACTTGGATCCGTAGGTGGATTTATATCTATTGGCTGCGCTTTCAAATTCAATACAACTGCTTCATCATCAATAATTCTAATATCAGATGTAACGGCAAAACCCATAGCAAACCCCTTATGTTTTACTGTCATGAATTGACATCTATATATTTCATTTCTGGAAAGTTTGTCTACAAACTTTTTAACACCTGTTGTTTCTATAATATAAGTACAAAGCCCCGTTCTTTTAGAAACTTCTTTATTAGTTGCAAGAACCATTTTCTGCATGAGATCATTAGTTACAGAAACATCTTCACCAGATTCAGTATACCCTGCTAAATCCGTTTCCATACCGTCTAATAATATTGGACCAACTGGTTTGGTGTATCCAGAGAATCCAAATTGTTCTGTAAACATTTCTGTCCTGGACATCATCATAAGTACGAGAAGTATTAATACTATCAATACAAGCTTCATTGTTTAGTATTAAAACTTATTTTTTTATTCATGACTACCAGTATTTATTTATAAAAACCATACCTATATCATATAGTGAAAAAAATAAAAACTTCCTCAATTTAATCGACGAGTTTTCTAGTCGTCGATTTTTTTTGGAAAGTTTTTGACTATTTTCTGAATTTTTTTCGTCATTTTATCGAAAAATAAAACTATACCTATATCATATAGTGAAAAAATAAAAACTTCCTCAATTTAATCGACGAGTTTTTTAGTCGTTTAGGGTATAATTAAAACTATACCTATATCAAACAGTAAAAAAATAAAAACTTCCACGGATTTTCGGACTTTTTTTTTATTTTTTATTTTTATATATAGTAACTCCTTTGAAGAGGTACTTTTTTTTTAATAATAAATTTTTGTTCAACTGTTCGGAAAATGAGTGGAAGTTTTTATTTTTTTACTGTTTAATTTCTATATAGTTTTTATTTAATTGTTCGGAAAATGAGTGGAAGTTTTTATTTTTTTACTGTTTAATTTCTATATATATTTTATAATATTATTAATTATTAATGATATAATATTTTTACTATATAATATAGATATATTTTTCTATATATAATATAAAGTATGTGGATGTTATTATGTACACCAACTATTATACCAACAGAAATACCTAATCAAACTATGATCAGTACAAAAAAATGTAGAATGGTAATGATATCCCCAACTAATGATAAAAGTAGATATGTTATAGATATAGTAGAAGATGCACCAGAAATTTATATAAAACCAGATAAGGAATAAATGTTATAAATATATAAATGCCTTCAACTCCATTTGTAAATAGTAATATACGAACAGCTATACCTAATACATGCGAAGGACTTCAGCAAATACTGATTAAAGTAGTATATGAAGAGAATAATCCGTCAGTAGTTGATTATATAGAAGCGTATGCATCTCCTATATTTTCATTTAATTATAATGCACTTTATTTAAACCGAAATGATACTTTACCTACACCAGAAGATGGTAGTATTCGTCCAATTTCCATGTTCAATTATAATACAACTCTTTGGGAAACACGAGATAATATTTTAATCGATAAAGATTATATTTTTCGCCACGATACGGTTTGGTCTCAAAATATGTATTTCCCCAGATTAAGAGATTTTATTGGGTATATTCGAGGTATATATAATTATGAAGGTCAAATAACAGGTACAGATTGGTTATGTCGTCCACCAATTAACCCTGGACCCATGTATGATAGAGATGTAACATTACGTAGTGTTTCAAGAACTGTTATGGAACTTATTGATAAAAATTCATCAAACTTACCAGAGGGTGATTATTTAAAAATATGTGATGAACTTAAAAGAATTAGGGGGTTATAAAATAATGTATTGTTTTACAAAGCGCAAATTATCAAAAACTGATGTTTCCATACCCGTTTTTAGTCTTGATAAGTACCAAGGGTACGCTAAGGTAACCGACGTTTATGACGGTGATACGTTTAAGGCGTGTATTATACTTCACAATCGTATTTTAAAATTTACTTTCCGAACTGTCGGGTATGATTCACCCGAAATGCGACCACCTAAAGATATGAAAAATAGGGATAAACATATTGCCATGGCAAAACGTGCTAAATACACGTTCATGCAATTTTTAGGGTTCGACGATCGCGCAAAACATACTATTTGGAACCCGTTCGCGTGTAGATTTAATGTAAATGGATGGGTATGGATTTCGTGTAAGAAAAACGATAAGTATGGACGAACGCTCGTTTTCGTCTATAAAAATAAGAGGGATATGGTTTCGATTAATAAAAAAATGATAGATTCGGGGTTCGTGAATGAGTACGATGGTGGGACTAAACAGGAATTTAATTTGTAATATTTAATATAGTTAGAGAATGTATGTAATATAATTTATAATGACACATGAACTAGAACTAACGAATGAAATATGGGATAAAATGAAAACTCCCCAAAAAAGGAAAATAAGACAAGATTTTGATAAAAAGTATTACGGTAAAGAACGTAAATCAATCAAATATGAGTCATTAATTGATTTTAATAATATGAAATTCATTCTTTGTCAGCATCCCGAAGCAGAAAAATTAAAATTTGATAATGTAGTTGACTTTTTTACCAAAAAATCCGATTCTTTTTCCCAATACGATTTATATTGGAAAAAAGAAAATGGTGAAACGAAGTGTACTTCTTTTAAACATTGTTATAAGAAAAATAAATCTTTAAAATCAGATGAAGATAAATATTATGATCATTTTATAGATGCACTTCGTACGAATATTTTGGAACAAATAATTCTTTTTAAAAAGGGTAAAAAATGTTGTAAAATATGTAAATCCGAAAAAGAATTGGTAACAGATCATAAATCACCTCTTACATTTAATAAACTTGTATATGATTTTTTAAAATCAAAACCGGAAAATACAATTCCAAATGAGTTTGGAGATACCGACCAACATACTAAATGTTTTTTAAAAAAAGATTATGATTTTACAGACGAATGGATCGCGTATCATTATGAACATAAGAATTTACAAGCTATTTGTAAAGAATGTCATAAAGAACTACAAAAAGAAACATCTAAGAGTAAAGATGATATACTAGAATTAATTAATTCATTAAATTGTAATTAAAGATTAAACCCATAAACTTTATATAAAATGACAGAAACGTACAATCAATCCCCGTGTGAATTCAGATATAAAATCGACTCGTGTTCGAAAGTTGTCGATGGTGATACCGTCGACGTTCTTATCGATTTGGGGTTCGACGTACTCATTCGCCAACGCGTACGATTACTCGGTATCGATACCGAGGAATCGCGAACGTCCGATAAGATCGAAAAGATTTATGGGAAACACGCGAAGAAACAGATTCTTAAGTGGGTCACAAAAGCGGTCGAATCCGATAAGGACGATTGTGAGATCGAATTGAGATGTCCAGAACGCGACTCGGTCGGTAAGTATGGACGCGCGCTCGGTGAATTGTGGGTTTTGGAAGATAATAACTGGACGAACGTGAATAAGTGGATGTGTGAAAATGCCTACGCCGTTCCGTATATCGGTCAGAATAAGAACGATGTTCGGGATCACCACATGTTACACCGAAAAATGTTAGCCGAACGTGGCGAACTCGTTATCGACGAAGACGGAACGTTTTTAACGTCAAACGTGACGACCAATTAATATATTAAGTATATTATATGGATAAATATCTTAGACGTCTTTTAGCTATTATTGACGATAATAAACATAAAATGCGCGACGGTGATTATATCGAGATGTGCGATAATTTAAATAAAATAAGGAAAATTAGTGCGCGTGAACGACGACAAAAGTGTTTTCGTACTATTATTAAATTAGTGAAATATACCATTATTACAAAAATTGGTTTAAAAATATTATTCAATAAAAGAAGAGGAGATGACGACGAACGAATATTATAATGTTGTTATAAACCCGGGTGATGTACCTGTATTGGGTATAGATGATACTGTTCAAAGACCTCCACCCTTACCCAATCCTGAATCGATACAGGAACAAAATAGAATTCAAATAATGGATATTAATATAAGGAATGTCAAAATACGTAATGTATATAAGTTTTTTCATATTAATATGTTTATATTAACACTATTCTACACCATTTTGTTAATGCAGGATTATATAACAATTTTAGATGCAATTTTATCGTTTATAGAATGTCTTTACATTTCTGAAAATAATGAAAATTTTATAAAGGTGCATACGTTTTATTTGGTTATATCTTTTAGCTTTACAGCTTCCGAAAAAATATATGAATTTATGGGATATTATTTCATGTATAGTGTTATAAATGTGTTTACATTTATAACATTAATGTTAGATAGACACGAATATTTTACCGAACAATTAAGAATGCGTATTGATCAAAATGTAGTTTAAGATTTTGATTTTTTAAATTTACTAAAAAAACTTTTTTTCCCTCCTTGGGACTTTCGAAGATTTATACCATTACCACAACCCCGACCTAAAAACCTGAGTTGTTGTTTTCTAAATTCTTTGTTTACATTTTGTCTGATTTCGTCCATTGTTTTATTACCCAATTGGCTAATAAACTGTTTTTTATTGAGACCATTACAAATTTTATTTTTAGAATTTATATAATTTGTTAAATTTTTTCGATTTCTTTCGGTGTTGTTATTAACCATTTGTATAAACTAATATTTTATTTTTCAGGTGGTTTTTCTGGTCCTGTGTATGTATATTTATGTACCCATAAATTACATACCCATTTTTCACCGGAATTGACCGGTGCACCTCCATGTATAGCTTTTTTTGTCATACATTCATAATTATTTAATGTATCAAAAAATAATGCATCACCTTTTTCTAATCGGTATTCTTTATTTATAACTGGAAATACAGTCTCACCCCCTTCATAATCATCATTTAAGGCGATTATAAATGTATACATACGTCTATTTTTATCGAATGAAAATGCATCTTGATGAGGTTTATAAAATCCACCTGGTTTATATCTAAGAACTTGTAAATCTTCAAAGTTTTCTAAAGGTCTATCTGTCATGGATTGACAATTACGTATAAGTTTATCAACGATGGCATCTTCTGACGCTTTTATCCACGCAGTTTCACTTTTACGTTCTGAATTATTTATTTTATAATCTCCCCCAATTGTTGAAGGTTGTAGATTAGGTTCTGCTATTTTCCTGATATGATCGCATTCCTGTTTTGACAATACATTTTTCATTACTGTTGGGTTTCTATATATAGGTATAAAGAACCATATAATAAGTAAAAATGATAGAAACAGAATTATTTTATTCGTATACTTCTTCATTTTATTATAATAAGCTAATATATTTTTTCAATAAAAATTGTGGTGGACATAATAATAAATTTACTACTATATCGGAATATCGACCAAATATATTGTCATAATGAATTATAAATGCAATAAACCAAAAATAAAGTGAAATAACATAATGTAACCTTGACATATTAGACGCGCTTTTTATAACACCTACGATGAGATTTACATCTAAATATTTTCTATCGTCGATACCGGATTTACAAATAATTATAATACATAAAAAATTAAATAATATATCTATATGTTGAAGTCGATTCCATATATATTCTAAGATTAATAGGTCAATATGTCTCGCTATATAAACAGTTTTATATGTAACATCATTTGAATGTAAATGATAAATTATATTTGTTAAACTACCAAAATTTCCCAAAATCATAAATGGAAACACGGATGTAATAACCGAAACTATTTTAGTTTTCATTTATAATAAACATGCATCTATTCTTAAAGTGCACGTAAGAATATATAATGTGGTATAGATGAATTATATCTATTTCTTATACGTGTTATAACTTTATTAGAATAATCAGCTAAACCATGAATTGTTCGTAATATATACTTAGTTTTAGATGTATCAATTATCCATTGACGAAGTAAATCACCACATGCATCCGAAAACATTTCATAGATATTACGTATATCTTCTATTTTAGATTTATATTTATCACGTTTTTGTAATTCTTTTTTAAAATTGTCAATTGATACGTCTTTTAATAGATAGTCTATACGTAATTGTAAATTATCATCATCATATAAACCCCCATATTTATATATAAGATCTCTATCTATCATTCTAAGTCTAAAACTTAAATCTAATATATTTTCATTTGCATTTGCACAAATAAGTTCTTCGTATGTTGGTCGACCCCCACATGGTATATCACCATGTTCTCTCGATCTCTTTTTAAATTCAAAATAATGAGGGTTATGTACACGACCAGTTTCTATACGTCCCGAACGCCAATCAAATGCTGTATGACATTCTGTACACCACATTTGCGCACATCCATCTATTTTATGTATCATAGTTCCACATTTAGGACATGGTTTTGTATCCTTATTTATGAGTTTTATAGTTTTAACTGTTTCAGGATCACATATATGGTTAGGAGTTATAGGTTCATTACAATGTTCGCAAAATGTTTGTAAACATAGACCACAGTTCATATTTTTATCTAAAAACCCTCTACATTCATGATAAGGACATTTACGTGTAAATTTTGAACCACTTACATCACTGATACTTAATTCGAGAGTCTGTACATGATTGACAATATCTTCTATTTCATGTCCTATTTTTGTTATAGAATTGTCATACACCTCTGTTGAATTATTCATATTTATAGCTTCTGAACGCATATTCCTCATCATATATAAACCATCTAGAAGTTCAAAATATCTTTGTCTAATAGATTTCATTTTTAGTTTATATTCTGCATATGGTTGTGTTTCTGGCATACGGGCCATTTCGCGTTCATATAACATATTCTCGCGATGGTTTTTATATTCCACATTTCGAAAACGTTTCGTGCAAAATGAGTCTATAAATTCACGATCATGTTCATGTTTACAATTCATACAATGTGGTTCTTCTATAGACGATAATAAATATGTTTGAATACATGTTTTACACGCATTATAACTACAATAAGGGCACGTCACTTTTTTGTGATTCGTTTTATTATACGCATCACAACAAACTGAACACGTATCCATACTTATATGGTATACGTTTTTTTTCTTTAATAAGTTATTTTTTATTTAAGGCGGTTTGTATTTAATAATATAGCAATTGCAACCGCCAAGACTACAAGTGGTAAATCATAAGCGGCTTCGGATTTGGAAGTCCATCTTGTGGTGAAAAAAACAGATAGAAAAACACCTACTATTCTAAGAGATGCTTCGAGGTGATGATTCATTTTATTTATATATACTTACATTTTTTTCTCATTGAAAAATGGGTTCTTATCGAGTTTCCCATTGTGAAATACAACTGGGTTGTAACTTGTTCCGTCTGCGTAATAGACTTTCGTATAAAACGATTTTGAGTTTGGATCCCAAACATTTTTTGGTTTTAAACCACATTTATACAAAAGTTTTTCGTGCATGTCGTCACGACTTCCGGTAAATTCCTCGGAATTGTTTCCCTTAACGATAGTTTTTGCTTTCTTCTCATCACTAATAGAGCGCGCGTAATGTGTCATCACGGATGATAGACCTCTGTGCATGTTTTATTATTGATTAGATTATTTCTTTTATGTATGTTTTAAATTATTTCGATTCCATTACATCTGCTACCGGTGCTTCGGTTATCGTTTATGGTTCCTTTTCTGGTGAGAGACCACATACACTACAACTTGCCATAATTACACCCATAATTCTCATAATGAAGCAAATTATTGCAAATGCGGAAGCAGCATCTACATAGTTACAGTATTCGTCCACCTGTACCCAATCTCCGATATCATCACAATGTGCTTTAACGTGCCTCAATGCAATATAATCCCATACGGAACCTATAAATGCAACGCAATTCATAGTTAAATAAGTTACAGCAGCCCCTTTACCCCCTTTACTCGTACAACAACAGTTACCACAACAAACTAATACAGAAGAACCTACCAATGGTAAAATTGGGAAAGTTCCACCATACCAAGTTGTCATGGTTCCTAAAGCTACCAACACGGCTTCGAAAGGCATATGAATTGCCGCGTAACATTTCAAATTTTTCATTTTTCGTGATATTGGTTGAATACTCATTCTTTTTTATTATATAGTAGTTTGATTCTTTATATTAATTCATTTTTGATATTTCGTTTGTTTGTTTAATTGAGCGAGTCGTGTCTTGACTGTCATTTCTGATACCCCCTCATTGATATTCTTTTTGAGTCTATTTACACTTTTAGCTGCACGCTTACCCATGGTGTTGTTAACCAACTTCTTAAGGTTTGCTTTTTTATTTTTTTGTGGGAGTGGTGGAGGAGGTGGCTTTTTCAATTTCATATTTTCGCGAATATTACCCTTAATTCGTTCGAATGCCTGATTTGCACCCATTCCCTGACTCCCAGTAAGGAATCCCTTTTTCCAATGTGTAAGGTTAGCTCGTTGAATATATTTTCCACGATCAGCCTTAGACATATTTGGGTATGTTTTAGCGATATATGCCGCAAGTTGTTTTTTAACTTCTTGTCTTTTCTTTCTATTAGCTTCTTCGTCATAATCACCGTTCAATTTTTCGGATTCGATTGTTTTCTCAATACTTGGTGCGACATTTCGGATTTGAACACTATAATTTTTGAGTTGGTTCAATAATTTATTTTTAACTTTTTGGTCCATTTGTGTTTCCTTGACTTTCTTTGTAAGAGATGCACGTAATTGTTGATTTTGCGCCGCTTTCTTTTTGGCAGCTTCTTCTTCTTTTTTCTTCTTTTCTTCTTCAATTTTTTTCTTTGCAAGTGCTTCTGCTTTCTTCTTTTCAATCATTTCTTCTTTTGCCTTTCTGTTTGCTTCTTCCTTTTCTTTTGCTCTTTTGTCCGCTTCTTCTTTATTTTTTCTTTGTTTTGCGAGTTCTTGTGCTTTTTTAATCGCATTTGACTTTATAGTAGTAAAGTTTTCACCCCTATTATACCTTTTAAGGAACGATACTTTATCGGCGTTTGTTAAGTTTTTGGAATTGTTTAATATTTTACTCAAAAGACGTTTTTGTTGTTCTTTTAATTTAGCTTCTTTTGCTTTTCTATCCGCTTCTTCTTTCGCCTTTCTATTTGCTTCTTCTTTTTCTCTCGCTTTTCTGTTTGCTTCTTCTTTATTCTTTCTCTGTTTTGCGAGTTCCTGTGCCTTTCTAATTGCGTTTGATTTTATGGTATTGA